ATACATTTCACAAATCCAACGCATTGGAAAAGAAGTCTTTGAAATCAATAAGAAACAAATTGATGAATTTGCTCAGCAAAAAGATTTCGAAATCGAAAAGTGACGAGAGACACTCTGCCCAATCTCTCAAACCATATACGTTGTACACATACGTTGAAGAACGGGATCTGACATTTGCACAAAGAATGTGTGCACGTATATTGGCATGGAAACCTACAAGTTTGGTCCTCGAGCGTCATAGAACTTCAAAGACGAAATTTAGGATAACCAAACAACCGGCGGGGCCAACGAAAGTGTTCGTTAAAACTGTGGAAACAGTGACAATTGACTGTGCACCAAAGAGGCCACTCAACCAAAACGTTGAAGACTTCTGGAAAAAGACAGCAGAAATAACCTCTTACTTGGCGTGGTATGCTTATCCAGTGGTGGGTGACACAGTCACAGTTGAAAGATCCATGATCTCTAAATTTATTAGAGGCCTGCCCGGTCACTCGTCGACAACAAAGTTAGGTTTCCTAGCCGCTATGCTGAGCCATGTTCACCGGAAAGAAGAGTCCCATCGATATATGGATTCGTACTTTTTGTTGAGGAGAATATTGGAGGCGAACATGCTCAGGAATAGGGTGCCCAGGATTAAATACATGAGAAGTATGGTTGAGTTCAAGCAGGAAATCGCGAGGCGACAACAGAGAGACGCGGAACGTGCACTACAGCAGCCGAAAGTTGAAGAATCATTTGGTTTCACACACGATCTCGTTGAGAAAAGTCAGTATAGCAAAACCAGCATACGAGAGGTGTACACTTGGGAATCAATATATGAATGGCTAGCTATGGTTGTCGCTGATAAGTCGGATAGCTTGCTCACCACTATCCATGACCTGCAAATTGAGCATCGACTGGCAGTGCAGGAGGAGAAAACGATGACCTCGATCAAGATGGACAAAAACGCGGTGGCGACGTTACTGGCAAGAGGGGTGGATCCGTCAGTATACATCGCAATGTTGGCAGATGCGCTAGATCCGAACCCGGTTTACCCACAGCTGCACGTACGTGGGTTTTATAAAGGCATGACTCTAATCACGGGTCAAAGGATTCACTGTGTCTTCGCGGCCATGGATTTGCTATTGGACTTCACCGGAAGGCGTATGGGTTTGCATGAGTTGTATAAGCACCATACTTATCGCGGTATCCCGATATTGGCAGGATACGCAACGGAGAGTTTCGCCATAGCCCTGTGCAAATATATGGGATGGTCATACTACCATATGAAGGAAGACGGCTCTGCAACAATGATAAAAGGTCGCCTACACAGTGGTATTTTCTGTTTCAACGGTCACGCGCAACCAATTATATTGCCCACGGAGAAGGGGGTTGACGTGGAGGAAAAGTTTAGTAGCGCGTTCACATTATACTTGGACACTTACTTCAAAAACAAAGAGATCACGAAGAAACAGAAGAAAGCCAACAAAGAACTATACAAGAAACCGGTTTACACCCAAGACAACATTCTGTTGCTCAGATATGAAAAGAAGCTGGTCAATGGTGGTAAGACAGCAAAAGAATTGAAAATGTTGATACGGGCAAAAGTAAACGGTATATTTGAGCGCAACACGGCGGCGAGTGATGATGAGTCGAAGAAAAATCTGGTGATAATGTGTAATACTCACGTAGGTCTGAAGATACGACAATGTGCGTATGAATACTTCTGTGAAGCAGACCGGAACATTAGCCAGAAAGACTTGTTTATGATGGTGCCTCATTTATTGAACGATCCACAAGTCACCGCCGAAAACGTTCTAAAGTATAGTGTAAGGTACGCGCTGAAGGGACAACATTATGACAACCTCGTTGAAATTGGGCAAAAAGTTAAGATAAACGGGGAACTGGTGCCGATAGTTATGCACGAAAATATTGTCAAAAGGTCCGGAGAAAGTCCCACGAGCACTTATATAGACGATGAGGGTGAATGCTGCTACGCGAATGAAAAAATAATCGATATAGATGATACCACTCCGAATAAAACCGTCAATATAAAAGTCGGTGTGGCGTCTAAAAATTCATCCACAAACACGTGCGACAATGAGAAAAAAGAAGTCGGTGTCCACGCTGAAGAAGCTGTTGAGCAGGTGAAGTCAAAACACGTAGTGTTTGAGGTAAAAGAACAAGCACCAGTAGGAATACTGAAAAAACAAAACACTCGTGTTGAGGAGGACAAAGACGAGAAGACCAAACCGAAGCACGTGGTTTTCGAGACTAAGGACCATGCACCAGTTGAAGTGACAAAGAAACGAGGTGACTCAGCCACGAAGAAGAAGCGCACCGCCCCAGAATATGTTAGAAAAGACGAAATAATTGGTTCAACAATAACAGAAGGATTCATAACGTCAAGAATACAGGACCGATTATACAATGTGGAAAATAACGGAGCCTATAGAACAACCAAACAAGCAAACAATCCTCTGCAAGATCGAGTGGCTAATCCAGGCGAATTTTCTAACGACAGATTGGAGAGAAAAGTTACTCGGTCAAAAGGCTCAGTGTCGCACAAAGCAATTGACGCCGTAAATCGCATCATGGGAATAGACGACACACAATTATTCCACTTCACCAAAGTGCTCGATCACACAGAGAATGGATCACATCCCTCAAACAGGCTCATAAGTGACGTCAACCAAGCCTCTATTGACAACAGGGCCATAAAAGCACTAGTGGGGCAATTTAGACACCTCAGAGCAGATAGGTTAATTATCATCGATGTGGGCTCAAAGTCGCAGACATTCTTCAGATTGTTCAGCATATACGCAGCAGGCTTGAGAGCGGCATTAGGAGCAGATATAGGTATACACCTAATCGCTAGCAAACCCACAATATCAGCTCAAGACGACATCTATCTGCAAGAACACCGAACACCATGGGACGGGGGTATTGACGGGGCCGTCTCCACATATCTGGTGGAAGAAAAGCTTTGGCAACAGGTGTACGAAGAACACAGAGCCATGTTTCCAATGTCTCTCATAGTGGTCAGACACATGGACACTATATATTATTATGATGAGATATTGTCCGATCAAAAAACAATACACTACGGAAGTTACATTTCCTATAACCACAGTCACGGTTACATCGATTTGATCGGAGAAGGCAAAGCACAATGGTTGGCAAAGAAAATCTTGGTAGAGGTCAATGGCAATCCCACTGCGTATACCCACGAAAATGTGAAGCAGTGCCGGTACGACGTCAATGTGGTCGAGGTCAAAGAGGAATATTACGCGTACAGGCAATTTATCTCGATAGGGGCACTCACCTGGGCACCCGAGAAGAGCTATGGTGACGACATGAGGATCAACTACAAAAGTTTGCTCGTGGCCATCAGACATAAAATGGTGAAAGAGAGTTTGGCCACCTCAGCGTCGTTAACAGCTATATTAAGAGAGTGCACCCCGACGGAAGCATACATCATCACAAAGTATGCGGAGCAAATAACAAGACGGGCCAAGATTGTAGCGGAATTAAAATTAATGACCAGTTGGCAAAGATTCACCACCCTATTCAAGCTGTTTTTGGAGGAAAACGCAGCACTGGTCACAACACAAATCGCATTAACCCTGTCCAGTTTTATACACGTATACGCCCTGATACCGTTGGTAATAACCACCCCGATATTGGTTTATAGGCTTAGAAGTTTCCTGTTATATTACTCGTACGATAAAACAGATTGGTTGTCTTTTGTTGGAGTTGCCCACCAATCACCATTGATTAAAGCCATCAACAACGACGAAAAAGTATTTGGATCCACTATAGACATTTTCTGGAAGCATGAGAAAGTTGTTATGGCATACAGGAGAGATAAGCGCCTTGAAGAGAGACTGAGCTTCATACCGAAGAATGTAACAGTCCCATACAATGAGGCCGTATACCTGGTAAAGAATATACAACCAACGGAAATAGACTACGTGTCGTTTTTGGAAAACCCAGCAGTGACCAGAGTGATTGTGAATTGGCCCAATTTGGTTGCGATTAATGAGTTGAGAATACCAGCGTTTGTGCCCAGGGTAGACGGAGTCCATACCGGTCCTAGATACACAAAATTATACAAGGGCACACCCAAAAAATTGTATAACTACATGGTAGCTCTTGACAACCCGCTGAACTTGATACACGCAGTCACAAATAGAGCATTCGGCGCGAAAGTACGGCCGAATGAGAAAATATTCGCCGTGTATAAGAAATGGTTTACGGAAGTGGAGGCTCCTAGATACGATTGGGATTTCTCGAAGACCGGCATAATAGCCGCAGATGACTGGTTGAGTGAAAAGAAACAAAAATGGTCGAAAGACAAAGTGGAACTATATAGAGAGTCTATAGCTCAATTTATGCAACCCGTAATGTACGAAGAATATTTCCCATATGCCTCAAAACCATTGGTGACGGTCAGCGTGAAAAAGGAGATGAATTGTGTCTGGGACAACTTGGTGGATCCTCAATTTGCGGGCGCAGACGCCAGGCCTAGGTTGATAGGAGCACTGGAGAAAAAGTTTTGTTTTATTAACTGGCTGCAATCTATGTTGTTAAGACATTTTAAAAAATACCACCCAAGCGGCGCTTTCTGTTATAAAACAAAAGATTACGAGTTAGAGGAATTTATGGACTCCATAAGCAGCGACGAGGTCTTATTAACAGACGATCAATCGGCTTACGACTCTACACAGTGGTATGACATGATGAGGTTACACTCGAAGAACATGTGGCGACCCGCGATTGCCTACCTGTCGACACAATTTGATTGGTGGACTGAACAGCACTCAAAAATAGTTTATAGACTAACTACAAGATGCAAATTTTTGCTGGACGTTCGGTATAAAAATAGGCAGATCATGATGATACACACCAGAGGCTTGGTCAACTCTGGGGTCGGTTTTGATACCACTTTGGGCAACACCGATAGAAAAGTCTCGGTACAAAGATTCATAGCATATGTGGCAGGCATTCGGATCAGGTCTATAGGGGGTGGCGATGACGGCGCCAACATCGTCCACGAAAACGACGTCGACAAATTCGAGCAGGCTTATGAAACTATATTTGTCAACAAGAATGACAATGTCACACATGGTCTGGGCATGATCTCAAAAAGATTAATAAAGCAATTCGGTGGCGACGCAAGATTGGACTTTTACTCGATGACTACTTTCAAAGGATCCATGGGACACGTAGTGGTCAAAGACATACGTAGACTTTTCTTGAACAATTTGGTGTACACAGGCCATAGCCGAGAATTTATTGAAAACCCGGTCAACCACTTGATAGCGATATCTGCAGGAGCGTTGTTAACCTTCTCCCGCGTTCCTGGCATGATGTGGATGCTCCCGCAACTTGAGCGAGCCATGGAATATACTTCGGCAGCAGTTATGAGAAGACGAGCAATGGAAGAAACCTACTTGAAGGTCAACATGTCTGTTATGATCACGAATAAGATGCAAGCTGATGTCGATCTAATAGACGAGCTTTTGAGATTCTTCTCATGGAAGTACGGCGTAAACGGGGACCGCAGGAGCATGCAAGCATTTTACCTCAACTTGAGCCATATGGCTATGGGTAACGAGCACAGTGTAGACCTCTCTTTCGATGAACCATACTTTGGAGCTGTGTTGGATGACACGCTGCCGTTTTCAAATTATATTTACATGGACAGCAAGAAAGCAAAGAAGAAAGCAAAGAAAACCGCAGCGCGTGAAAACATACGCAAGATGCTCAAAACATCAAAGCTTAAACGCAAGCTTTCGAATTTAGACAAGAAGGCCAACTGGCTATCAGATCACCACAGAGCAGAATTCGAATATGCGTTAGGTTTATTGGCGCCAGAAGAGAAGCTATGTACAAGAGTGCCGCAGCCGTTACCCGTGCCAACGTCGGTGGCGACGTCCTCAGGGTTGTATACAGCCCAAGTCAACGCAAATGGATACGCCCTATTCTTTTTAAACCCTTACGGAACCAACCTGGTAACCTACTCAACCACGGGCATAACCAGTGACGCCACCGCATTAGTTGCAAACGGATCTTACATCAGCTCAGTAATGACAGGAACTAATATTAGAACGTTTAGAGTAGTTTCTGCTTGTCTTGGCGCATCAGATTTGACCGCTCAATTAAGCAAAACGGGTATTTTCACAATAGGTGCAGTCCCTATATCACAATTGAATAACGGAGAAACAGGTGATACAATTAGAGACTCATACTGGACTGAAGATATACCTAGCCAGGCAACAGACGGCTACAAGTTCGGTTATTACATACCAATGGATCCATCAGCGGCAATGTTCTACCAATCCGGGCAAAACCCTAATGATTATTTGGTACCAGTGGTGTATTGTAGTGGTTTCGCAGCCAATGCAAATATATCGCTCAAATATCATGTCAATTTTGAATTCATACCCGCAGTAAACCAGACAGATCTATTGGCAACAGATCTGCCCAAGATAGGTACACACGAAGGATCATTAATGAAGTTAGGCAAAATAAATGAGTTCGCATCAGCTCACGGCTCAAATATTATGCAAGGCTTAACGAACATGGTGAAGAAAGTGGATTTTGCAAATTTGTTACCACGTCCTATAAAGTTGATCAAAGACATAATCGTTGGTAACAGACCCGATTATATCCACATTAAAAGATAAAAGTACACTTTTCATGATATGTTCTAGACTCGAGCAGCAGCAGCGAAAGTGGAAAGTCAGTGGCAGTTTGTGCCAGCGCTCGCCCCGAGAGCAGTTTTTGTTCTCAAACGGAGCGCGTTATAAATAAACAGAAGGACCGGCGAAAGCCGGCCAGGAGGGG